TAGATCTTTTTGTGATTATGTTGGAATTAGTATGCTTGATTTTATATTAAGAGCTAAAGCTACTTTTAAGTTAGGTATTTACTTTGAGAATTGGTCGGATGAAGATTTTCTTCATAATATAGGAGAGGTAGCTGCACCATATAGAGCTCATTTTCCTTACTTACAATCGGTTGTTGTTAATAATAGACCAAATTATGAAATGAGTTCTTGCGGAACTTTTATAAATCAAGTTCCTCTTAATTTTTTTAATGATTTAAATCAATCTCCTTCAAATCAATTTCATTTTGATACCTATGCATTGAATGAATACCTAAAAGAATTTTGTATATTTAAAGGTATTTCAATTGTTACTGATGATATAGATCATGCTGATATTGATGAAGAGAGTGGAAATATTATTTCTGTTAATGGTGCATTAGAATATAAAGCTGACTTCTTTATTGATTGCTCTGGATTTTCTAGACTTTTATTGGGTAAAGTATTTAATACTAAATGGAAATCATATTCAGAATACTTACCTCTTGATTCTGCAGTGGCATTTACTACTGATGAGATGGATGAATATAACATGTATACAAAAGCAACTGCTAGGGATTATGGTTGGAGTTGGCAGATTCCTATTCAAGGTAAAACAGGTAATGGATATGTTTTCTCTGAAAAATTTATTAATGAAACTCAAGCACATGAAGAGATGGAGAGAGTTTATGGTCATAAGATTAATATCAATAAAACTTTTAAATTTGATCCTGGTAGAATGGAGAAGGCATGGCATAAGAATTGTTATGCAGTTGGATTAGCACAAAGTTTTATTGAACCATTGGAAGCAACTGCATTAGGAAGTGTTGTTAATCAGATGTTTGCCTTTGTTCATCATCTTCCGTCATATAATACTGATGAATGTAATCAAGTAATTAATAATATATTTGATAATATGTTTGATTTTGTTCAAGCACATTATCTTGTAAAGAAAGATGATACTCCTTTTTGGAGAGATGTTAAAAATAATCTTAAGTTAACACCTTCTCTTCAAAGTTTATTGGATAAATGGAAAACAAGATTTCCACTTTCTGGAGATATTAAATGTGACTGGGGTATGTTTACTTCAGTAAATTATATTCCAGTATTGTATGGTTTAAAGTGGTTTGATACTGAGAAAGTTGCTAATGAATATAAACATTTAGAACATATACCTATATCTAAATGGGAAGATACTTATCCAAATGTTATGCATATGAGTCATAAGAAGTTTATAGAGGAAGTGGTAAGAATTTATAATCTAAATAACCGTGAATGATATAAAGAGATTATGAAATGGCATCGAATAGTGAGAGCGATTATGAAAATCCCTGGTACTACAAAGGTACAGCTTTCACTTCTGACGATATTGGCGATTTCTTCGGTTTCGTCTACTGCATTACTAATAACCAGTCGGGTAAACGATACATCGGTAGAAAATATTTCCAACAAAAACGTAAGCCTAGAGGTGGTAAGAGACGGGTTACGTCTGAGAGTGACTGGAAAAAATACTATGGAAGCTCTGACGAGCTTAGTGCAGATAGAAAGTTACTTGGAAACGCAACGTTCAAGAGAGAAATCTTATCCCTTCACACCAGACTCGGAGATGTAAACTATGAAGAGACTAAACAGTTGTTTCTTAATAATGTACTGATGGAGTCCCTTGACAATGGAGAACCTGCATATTATAATAGTAACATTCTAGGTAGATACATGCGTAAGAACTATGGAAACTTTGGAACAGACACTTAAGAATACGCATGATTGGACTCTTAAGAGAGTTGAATTTTTATCTAAAAAGAATAGACACGATGATGCATTTTGTATTGTTCAGGAGTTTTCTGAATGGTTAGATCCTGATGTTGATGATCATGATGTTTTTTCTATGGAGTACATAGGAACAGGAAGTGACTATGATTAAGTATTCGGATGCTGAGATGAAATTGAGGAAAGAGGTATTGGCAATACTTATTAAAAAGTATGGGCATGAAGGTAATAATAAAGCAATTTATGAGTGTGCTGATGAGTGGGTGGAAAAGTATGTTATAAGTGCTGGTGTTGTTGATTATTACAATGCTTATAAGCAATCTTTTATAAATAAATCACTCGAAAAATAAACAATGCAAAAAATTGTAAATGTACTTGCTATTGCGTCTGGTGTTGTATCTGCTGCCATTGTCGCTAGTGGCGTATTTGTATATGTCAACAGAGATTCAATTGTTGATAGCATCAAGTCTCAAGCTATTGAAGCAGTTACTGGGTCTTTAGGTGGACTAGGTGGTGGATTGGGTGGAGATCTTCCAATAGGTACTCCTGATCTTGCACCTGCTGCTCCTGATGCTGCTGCTGTTCCATCTGGTGGTTTAGGAGTTCCTACTTTCTAAATAAGGTAGTTGACTTATTAAAATGGCTGAAGAAATAAAAGAAGAAATTGTAGAGGAAGAAAAGAAAGGCCCTCTACAAAAGTTAAAAGACAAAATTCTTCCAGATGAAGATGAGCAAGCTGCTATCATTAGTACATTTGTTCGCCTTGGTGTTCTTGTCTGGTCGGGAGGAATATTGACTCTTAATTATGTGGCGATTCCTGGTGTACCACAACAAAAAATAGATCCAACTTTTATAGCTTCAGTTTTTACAGGAGTTTTAGCTAGCTTCGGAATTCAAACTGCATCTAAGAAAGGTGATGGAACTATGAAGATGCAGAATGGTAATGGTAACGGCAACGGTAACGGTGGCGGTGGTGGCATCAGCAAGAAAGATCTTGAGATGTTAATTGAAAAGGCATCACAGACTGGTCCTACTCAAACAATTAAGATTGAACAAGCACCTATCAAGATAACTACTGCTGAAGATAAAACAGAACCTTTTAAAATGTAAAGAGGACATTAAATAACTAACTAATTAGTAAAATGAATAACCCATATCCCAAACCACGTTGGGATTTAGAGAATGATGTCCTACGATTAGAACAAATGATTATTGTTTACGAGCAAGAAATCGAACAACTGAAAATAGAAAAGGATGAACTTAAAAAGCAAATTCTTTTCTTAGAAAGAAAACTCCAATTAGAAAGGGAGGATGAAGAATGAGTGGAGATCCATCACTAAAAGATCCAGTTATTTTTTATAGTGAAGAACTAACCAAGACAAAGATAGTTCTTTTATCTCTTAAGGGGATTGAGTTAAATTTTACCGAGAAGGATAGAAAAGATGAAGAAGTATTTCGATAAGGTAGCAGAGTGGGACAAGAAATGGGCAAAGAAGATACAAGATAAGTTTAAGTTGACTGATTATCAAATGCTTTGTCTTGCCTTTGCTAAAGGATTTGTGATTGGTGCGTTGATACTCTAACAGAGTCAGGATGTCCACACTGAACTAGGCAAAAATTACTAATGTATGCTATAAATATTGTTAGTATGGGATTGAAAAATCATGCCCCTAACGCAACAAAAGCATTACACCGTAGGTTATCACGACTTACAACATAAGCATCATGAGATATGTGAGTATGCAGTAGACGCATATGAAGCAATACAGAAATCCAAAGAGGATGTTCCTGCATTAAAGGAGCATCCTCATTTTGTTGATTACTGTGTAACTGAAGAGGTGAATAACATCTCTAATCTTATGGCATCTGGTATCCCAATGGGACATTAATTATGAAACATGAAATAATGTGGTGGATGAGCCGACTCACTATCATGGGAACCTCTTTAAGTTTATCAGTCTGGTTAGCAGCACAAGCATATGCTTAATTTATTAATACATTGGATAGGGCAGAATATGAATACTCTGGCTCTATTCAGTTGGGTAATGTTCCTACCTATAGCGTTTTTTTCTATAGATGGACCACGTAACCCCCACAGGTATAAACATAAATAATAATACAAATATATTAATCTTATGCTATCTACTCAATATCGGTTGAGGTTAACAGCAATCTGTAAAGATATAGGTGCTGGAGTCGAGGTAAGTTTAGAGGATATGATCTGGGCAGAGAAATTGTCCAAAGCAAATACTGCAGCAAGAGGTATGTTACAGACTGCAAGAAGAATTAGTACAGACCCGACAGACTCTTTTCTGAATGAGTTGAACATTGGAGACCCCGATTCAACTCATCATCGCAGGGGTTTCGGAGATCCGCAAGATGTGGTAGACTGGTTTCATAATGAACGGTCTGATGACTGGAGACAAAGAGATTAAACTTTAAATCTATATTATGGAATATACTATTAATCCAATATGGCCAACACTAATAACTATTATTGATGTTGAGGAAGATACTGATGAGTTAATGAATCATAATGATTTTCAAACTTCTCATGCTAATTTACAAAATAAATTACTATCTGAAGAATATAATGATTTAAATATTACTCCTTTTGG